CATTTTCAATCATTCGTATTTAATACTTGGAAGACTGTTTAGGTTCATTCTGGCGTGACGCTCGAAGAAACAAGCGGCCGACGTTTTCACACGTCCCTACTTTTCACTCAAGTCTATTTGCGTTCTCGCCTGGTTGTCGCCAGGGGTAGCCGTCGCAAAACCCACACAGTCAATCCGTTCTCATAATGTCAAAGTACTACGTTTGAGTGTATCAGATGTAGGGCATTTATTCTACGGATGATATGTCAAGGGAATGTCAAGGATACGAGAGCCCCTATACGCAGTCGAGCCGCTATTGCAGCTGGACTGCAAATGCAATCGGACTGCAATAACGTTTTTCGGAAAAAGCACTTCCGGTTAAGGCCGGGGGGGGGTTGTTCCGGGGGGGAGTCCCACCAAACGCGATACCAGTATGGCGGAAAACCCCGTGGTATAAATGAATATGAAAGAAAAGTCGCTGATAGCGCCGATGTTTCGGTTGTGGTGTAGTGGATCAAAGGCAACGTGGGTGGATACGTTGGGTATGATAGATTTCTTTCGGGCATATCCGCTAGGCTCACCGTTTATGGAGCAGGAGTCCCAACGGAATTTAGAACTTACCCCCAAAAAGCAGCAGATCACGCGGTATATCCGGCGATATGCGGATATTAACCCCGTGTTTAAGCAGGTATTACTGTCTGAGTCCTTTGGGGTGGCCCCGAAAGCATGGCCGAAGGTGATCGAGGAATCATTTCCAGTAAATGAGCCTCCTAGCCCATATGAAATGGCATGTGCTTTCCTAAAGGCGCCTGCACCTAGGCATTGGGGCTTCTTGAGTTCATATGAAGACAGGCACTTGGTTAGCGGCTTTATGTGGTACCTAGCTGGGGCACCGCCTCCAGCGATTGCAGAGGCTCTCCAGTGTTCTGTGCAGACACTCTACAATCGGTTCTCTCGCCTCATCTCCTGGGCAGGGAACGCGTCTAAGTTTGTCATATGGGCCGTTAGCACTGATCTCATGCCCATCGTTACGAATCAGCGTAGGGCAAGGGCTCTCGCTGCTCTGTATCGGGGGGACGGCTTGAGTAGATGGCTAGGTGACGCTAGGAATTCGTTTCGGATTTACGATGAGATCGTAAAAACACCCTATATGCAGGCCCAATTAAAGGCTAAGGCTGCATTTGCCCCGATCCCTCGCCCAATCTACACACCTGGGCTAGTCTTTCCGTCTATTCAGGCTAAGAGAGAGTGGGAGTCTACCGATTCCCTACCGACACGCTGGTTAATGCGCTTTAGGTATAGGTTTATGGAGTTGAATCCAGATGAAAAACTTCCCTGGGCTAAGTTACCTTTGCGCGTACCGGTGTATGATAGAGATGACCCCGAGGTGAAGAATGAACTTCGACGACGTGCTAGAAAACGACGACAACGAGCCCGATCTGCCAGCAGCGGTTGATGAAAACCTCCCTGCTGTGCCCGATCTAAACTCGATTCTAAAGGATAAGGGCGTGCGTAGCGTCGAAGACGTACTGGATTACGCCTCGATGTGTGCGATGGCTGTCGCTAACGGAAACGTTCCCACTAAACTAAGCAAAGAACTCAGGCTGTGGGGCGAGTTAATGTACTCATGTGTCCAAACTCAGAACATCACTAATGGGGATGGGGACGTAAACTTTATTGGGCAGTTGATTCAGATCGCAGGCAATCCAGAGGCGCCTACGCTCAAGGATGCGGCGAAGGTTATCGACTCAGTACCCGCAAAACCGAAGGCAGTAAATGAGTAACAAAGGCACATCGGCTAAGGGTAATCAGCCAAGCCAGTCTTCTAGGCCATCGGGGGTAGGGGGGAAACCGTCAAGCAGTCAGAAGACGCAAAATACATCGCCTTTAGGCGGAAATGCCGCTCAGGTGCTCCAATTTCTCCAGTCTCCAGCCAAATCGCTTCCGGCGTTTGGTCAAGTGCATGACCAGCAAACCGGGCGGTTCGTGTCTTACGATCCTTACCGATTGACAAAAACTCTGCAAGCGGAAATTCTTAACTATATGTCGAACCCCCCTCTGACTGATGCCGGTCAGACGAAGTTTTTGACGGTGCTAACCGCTAGACAGATGGGCAAGTCTCTTACTTCTGAGTATGCCTGTTATCCGAAAGCGGCTTTTACTCCAGCCCATGACCATGTGTGCATCGCGGATACGAAAGATCGCGCAGAATACCTACATAAACGTGTTCACCATCTTCATGAACGTTGGCCGAAGAAGGTTCGTAGCCGTACAATCCCAAATCGAGAAGCGAGGCAGTTGACCTTTCGCCCGCTCGAAGGTGGAAAGATGCGTGTCCTTTCGGCTGAGACTGGAGCAGTCGGTATCGGTCAAAGCCCTGATACGTTCCACGCTTCTGAGTGCGCGTTTTGGGCTGACTTCGCTGGATCTATGTTCCTTATCTATCCATCGATCATGAACCGGGACCATGCCCTAGCAATCTTTGAGTGTACTCCGTGGGAGGCTCGGGATGACTGGCATCAACACTGCCTTGAAGCGAAAAATGGTGTGGGTCGTCACCATTATTTGTTCAAACCGTTTTGGGATGGAAACCTTAACGCCCGTCCCTGGAAAGACGATTGGCAACTAGACAATGAAGAAATCGATTTGCTCCATCGTTACGGATCTGAAGGTCTGACAAAAGAGAATCTAGCATTTCGTCGTCTGATGCTATCCACTGACGTAAAGATTCGCCGTAATCCAGAATTCTTCAAAGTGTTCTACCCCTTTGATGACATCAGTTGTTGGATTGCTTCAGCGCAGTCTGCGATTCCCGCACACGTTCTTGAGAAACACCAAAAGAAAGCTACCGTGGCATGGCGTGGGCCATATATGGAGTATGAACAGCCCGAGGCTGATGCTCGATACGTCATGGGTGTTGACCCTTGTGGCCATGCTGCGCGAGATCACGCATCGTTTCAGATCCTAAAAGTCTATGACGGGGAATGGACTCAAGTAGCGACATACGCTGATCATTCTGATCCGCTTCTATTCACCAAAGCAATCTCAAAAGCGGCGAAGAAGTATAACAATGCGCTTATCGTAGTTGAGTCTAATGGCGTTGGGCAGTCTATTCTCGCTCTTCTCCGCGATTGGGGCTACTCAAACCTTTTCTATGAAAAACTAAAACGTCCAGGCTTTACTACAACGTCAAAATCTATTGATCAGACAATGGGTTGGTTGACGGATTCGCTTCTCGATGACCTTGTGCTCCACGATGCGAATACTGTGGAACAACTTCTTAGCTATAAAAACGATAAACGAATCGAAGAAAACGCAAATGCTGAATTGGCTCGTGGTTCTGCGAGTAGGCGACGGCGGGACCGACATCACTGGGATAAAGTCTCTGCTTTGATCATGGCGGTTGTTGGGGCTCGCGCCCTTCCCCGTCGAAGTAAACCCGTCTTTGAAAGTGAGACTAAAGATGATAACCTTGTACTATTCCCTACGTGGGATAGTTGGGATGCGTATCAAACATCTGTTAGTCAGGATAAAGCGCGTCAAAGCGGCGTACACAAAAAACGAAAAACGTGGTATAGAAAAGGACCAAAATGGAAATAGGAGTTTCTAATGTTTTATGGGTCTAATCTTAAAGAGGCGCGAACCGCAGCTATAAAAAGGGCGATGAATAAGAGACGACCTGGGGGAATGTTTGGCGCTCAACCTTCCAGTCAAATGTTTGGCTCTAGTCTTTCTGGAGCGATGCGCGGTCCGCAAAGGCCCAAAAAACCTCAAGCCAAACAACCGAGCGGGCCAGATACAGCTTCAATGACTCAATCCGCAAAACAGGGCAGTCAGAAGCTACAAATGTCGCAAGGTTTGGGTAAGTAGTGCCTCACATACCCCACATCGTCGCTCGAAGGTCGGCAGTTTGCCATGCCATCGCTCGCCATGCGGGGCCTCAAACTGACTGGAAAGTCGAAAATGATGGTGAGTTTTCTCACATCACGTCTAAGCAAATGAGAGATCGCCTTGAACAGACGGATTATTCTATTGGCCTCACCTTTGAAGAGGATGCTGAGAACATCGGCGTCCGGTCTATCGAATTGCCGGAAGAAATGCGTGGACAGGGAATTGGGACGCAACTCTATCTACAGGCACTCCAGTATGCGAAAGACAATGGGCTCGGATTTAAGAGCGACCTTGCTCCAACACCGGATGCCATCAAAGTCTATGCAAGATTAGCGCAGTCGGGTATTCCCATTACGCAACAGCACGTAGAGTCTGAAGGAGGGAGAGTCCTTCAGTTTTCTATTCCTGCGGAAGCTTTGCAGGAAGTAGAGATAAATATGAGAGAGGAAGAATAGGTGGGACTTAAAGGAAAACAAATTCGGGATTTGATTAGTGTCCACAAAACACGATCAGCAGAAGAGCGTAAAAAGTGGGATCGCTATCTGCGGTACTATCGGTCTGAGTATTGGGGAGAAAACCGCGACCTCCAAAGTGGGTTTGACGACTCGGACGTTGCTGTTGAAACTAATTATCCCTATTCATTCGTCGATTCGATGGTCAGTTCAATTGTCCCCCCGAATCCACAAGTCACGGTAAACGCCCGTAACGATCTTCGTACTGATTTTGCGAAGTATCGAGAAGCCCTTGTTAATGATACTCTAAAGCGAGTACGTGCTGCCCAATTGCTTTGGCGGCTTTCGACCTATGCTTCTGTGTATGGTCGAGCGATCATGAAAGGCGTCTGGAGGTTCTCCAGAAAACGGACTGAGTTTCGTATCCTAGATCCTAGATTCGTTTTCTTTGATCTTTCGGCTGAACGTTGGGAAGATATTCGGTATCTAATCGAAGTCACCACTATTACTCGGGAAGAGTTTAAGCGTAGGGCCAAGGCTCCCCGCGACCCTAATAAGCCTCGGGGCAAGCGCCGGTATGATAGCGATGTCGTTAAGCGGGCTCAATTTGGTAGTTACCCACGTTGGCTAAAGCCCGCTCTTAAGAAAAGTCGGGACATTAGTTCTGAAGCTTTTGATTGGATCACTGTCTATGAGGTTTACGATTTCGTAGGTAATAAGTATTACCATTACCTAGCAGACGAAGAAGAACCGCTATTCCAAGATAAACTTCCATATCGGTTTGTACGCAATAACTATCGTTTGCTTACCTTCAACGATAACATGCAAAGTCTTGAAGGCATTTCCGATATTCAATTGATTGATCGGCAACAGCAAATGCTCAATGAGTTGGACACTCTAGAGTTGAGGCACGCCCAATCATCTATTCCGGTCACGTTATTTCAGTCGGGACTCGTAGATAACCCTGGGGCATTTATCAAGGATCTCCTTGAGGCTACAAGTCCAGGGGATGCTGTAGCCATTCATGCCAAACCGGGCATTGGTATTGGCGACATTATCGCGAACACTCCCACTACAGCTTTGTCTCCTAGCTTCAATACGATGCGCGAGCGGATCACTAAAAACATTGAATTCACCCTTGGGCTACCTCAATTTCAGCGCGGCGTAGTCGGCGTAGCCGATGTCGCTACTGAAGTTGCATTAGCGGAAACGGCTGTACGGACACGTAACGGTCGTCGTTTACAGGCAATCCAAGATGTTATTCAATGGATGGCAGAGATTACTGTCGGTTTATACGAAGAATTCCTTGAACCGGGTAGCCAAATTCCTGTTCGACTTACGGGCCGTCAAGAAGCTATGATGGTTTCTCGCCGTACATTTGGTGCTCGCGATCCAGGGTCTGTTCATGACGGAACACTCTTAGAAGATCCGCTAGATTTTGATTACGATGTTATCCCATACTCCCCAACAGAGAACAGTCGAACCATCCAATTGAGAAACCTTTCTCAAGTTTTGGATCTTCTATCGGCGTCGGCTGATATTGATAAGCGCCGATTGGTCGGTACAGTCATTGACCTTTTGAATCTTGATCCTGATTTAATGATTTCAGAGGAAGAAAAGGCGATGGAACAGCAGGCTATGATGGCGCAAATGGGTATGGAAGGTGGTGGGGAACCCCAAAAACAGCTTCCACAAGTAAATCAACGAGATATTCGTGATACAAGTACACCTGGGGGACCGATCGCTTCAACCGGTCCTCGCGTAGTTCTTCCAACCGGGGCGGCTGGTGGCCCCGGTGACCCAGCACCGAAAAGGAAATAAAAATGGCGACCACAGATAACACTATTATTGACCTCCAGAATAGATTGGAAAAAGCGTTTAGAGCAGGAAACATAAATGAAGTTTCTAATCTCAATTCGCTTATTACGGAACTTCGTGGCCGATTTTTGAATCTTACTGCATCGAATAGGTATCGCCGCATCGTCCAATCCCCTGAAACAGCGAGCGAGGCTGATCGATCATACGCTCAACAAATTAATGAGTCTTTGGGGTCGCTTTCTCGAATGCAGCAGCAAACTAGATTTGCCGCAGACATGGCTAACAAAAAGCCAGGACGCCGAATCGGTACGCCTGAATACATCGTTGAAGGTCGCCGTCTCCCATCTGCCGGTGAATTGGAAGCGGAAGAAGAAAAACAAATGATGGCCGGAAGCGGAATGGTATCAGTTGCGGACCCCGACCCCGTTCGGCCAGAGTTTATGAAAAAGGGTCGGCGCCTCCCTTCGGCAGGTGAATTGGAAGAGAGGGAAGAGAAAGAAGCAGCAGAACGAATGATGGCTGGAAGTGGAATTGTTCCGCCTGAACCCAATCTTGGCGAATCTAAAGTTTTCCCTGATGAGCCAGGAGGTGACTTGAGAGAGTCCAAAGTCGATGTTGACGATTCTGATGAACTAGGTGAATCTGAGGTTGATCCAGATGAGAAGCCTAAATCAATGGCCGAAGCGCGTTCAGAGGCTGCGAAGAACGCGTTAGCCCCGAAATCACCTTCCCCTGATCTAAGAGAATCTCCAGTTGATGACGATGATCAATACGGTGAGTCTGAGCAGGACATGAGCGAAGATAAACCAGATTTGCGTAAATCTCCAACTACCCCCGATAAGCCGGAAGAAAATCTCGGAGAATCTATGCAAGAAGGGGCAGGCGATGTACGGCAATCCATAGTTAGTCCCGATGAGACAGGAATGGCGGTAGATAGTGTTGCCATGTCTACTCCCGAAGCACGTAAAGATGCCGTAGCTAGAGCGATGGCGCCGAAAAGGATTCCGGTTCCAGAAGGCGCTGTCCGCACAATCGAAGGCGATGGTGGTTGGGCATATGCTGTTATGCCAAATAAAGACATCAAAATCATTGGTGCTCCAGCAGGTCACCGTCCCGGTATGCTTTTAGAAGCGGGATCTGACCGTTTCTGGAAACCGATTGCAGAAAAATTCGGAATTGATGATGGTGACGGTAGAGAGGCGTTGACTGAATATGTGCCGATAAGCGAGACGAATGATGCTGCAAAAGAACAGCAGAAGAAACAGCGGCAGGAACGGCGGCAGAGAGAAAGAAAGAAACCACTCGATATTGGGCATATCCCTGACAAGGTAGGTATCTAGATGCCCTTGTATAAGATAGAGTGCCCTAACTGCGGGGTAGTGGATGATGTTTTAGCACCTCGGGCTACGGATGGTGAAGATTATCCATGCCCCGATTGCGATGCTGTTGGGAAGAAACTCCCCACAATGTTTGCTACTGCGGGAATCATTTTCTCTAATCCACTGGTAATCAACTCAGCGGGCCTCAAAGCAGAATCTAATTCTGAGGCTCGCCAATATCTTAAAGATAACCCTAACTGTAGATTCGTTGATCGTAGTAGCGCTTATTGGCAGAATAAGCGCGAACGTCTACATGAACGTAGGGAACAGCGCGTCCAGAAGCAGGGCTATAAAGATTGGAATAATTTCCAAAAAGAAAAGAAGCTTGAGATAAAAGATAAAGCTACAAAAATTACTTTAGATACAGGAGCAAAAAATGCCCGCTGAAAATCCCGCCGCTTACCAACAGATGACCTCTGAAGATTTGATGAATCAAATTAATGAGGAATTGGCAAAACTTGAAGTAGAAGAAGCCGAACTCGGACCGGGGGCGTCAGGGGCTGAAGGTTTGCCAGAAGTAGATTCAGAAGACATGAGGGCGGAAGCCGCTCTTATGGATGCCGAAGGTTCTGCCCCGTCCGATAATGATGCAGAAGCAGCCCTGGGCACAGTTTTGGCCTCTGGCGTTTCCGATCCCGCATCTGTTATGAATGAGTTGCGGGCACAAGGTTTTGAGATTGTTCGTATTGGAGGTATGGAAGAACCTCCAGTGGACGAAGAGCCACAAGAAGGAGAGGTGTCTATGTCAGACGCTCGAAGTAAAGCAGTTGAAAATGCTATGGGAGGAACTGCATGAGTGATGAATCTATGGAATCCACAGAAGGGGTCGAATCGGTATCCGAAGAAACTTCTTCCGAAGAAATCAGTGATACTTCGGAAACCGCATCGGTATCCGAAGAATCTTTCGCTGAAACAGAATCTTCAGCAGAACCGGAATATCGTCTGCCTGAATTCGATTTTAGTGCTTGGGATGGTCAAGTTGAAACGCTTCCAGATCCATACCGTCCAGTGCATGAGGGCCTCAGTGGGCATCTAAATAAAGAATTGGATAGCATCCGTAATTCTCTTGAACAGGATCGTGAGTTGTATCAAGCCCTTCTTGAAGGGGAAGATATTGGAAAGGATTTCCGAGAGAAATACAACAAAGCTGAACAGCAGTTGGCTCAATACGAAAAAGATAAACAATCTTGGGCAGATCAAAAGTCTAAGTTTGAAGAAAGTATCAATGAATACCGAGGCCGCATTGATCAGATCAATGCTAAAGAGAAAGCAGAAGCTGAACAATGGGCTCGGGATTTTCAGCAAAAGAATGCTGATGTGATAGATAATGATGAAAGCCGAGAAAAGTTTCTCCAATTCATCAATGATGGAATTGATCCAGAGATTGCCGTAGATTTTGTTCGCAGTAATAATCCAGCATATGTCCAGACAACGCTGTCTTATATGGCGCAAAACGTCCCCCCTCACTACGCTGTTAGGCTGGCTAAGGCAGACTCTAAAGTTTCAGAGACAAAATCCGTCCAACCTCGGGCTAGCGCACAAATGACAGCCGGTGCTACAGAAACGGCTAATGTCCCTGAGAGTGCCGAAAAGTCAGTTTCTGACAAAGCTTTCGGGATTCACGATGCTCGTAAACTCGCAGTTGCGCGTGCCTTTAAGCGCCGCACCGGGTAATCTATTTCCGCTACTAGTCCTTTACCGGAGTATTCCCTATGGCCATTTCTGCCGAAGTATTGAATGATGCACTTCAGGAACTCGCTCCGCGTTATCAAAACCTTTTTGAAACGTGGTCCCCTGTCCTGAGTAAGATTGTTAAAAACGGAAACATTGAACGAAGCCGCCTTCGCGGTCCGTACAAAGAATTCCGTGTCATCACCGGAGGCCCTGGTGATGTGACCCAAATTGTAGACGGTGGTGAGCGCCTTGCAGCTACTCGCGCCGACATTACAGCGAAGGGTAACACTTACGCCTCTCGTCTTGTTTACTCTTTCCTTGTCCCCGACAAGGATATGGCAGAAGCAACCGGCCCCGCAGATGTGGAACACCTCATCAAGCAGTACCCTGAAGCTGCTTTGATGGATTTTCACCAACGTATCGCCAAGCAACTTGTGAACGGAAACGGTTCCGGTGTTGGCGGATTCCTTACGTTCAACGGTGATACAACCTACAGTCCACAAGGCGATGCCCGCACTGGCGCTTTTGAGTTTAACTCTACTCAAGACGATACAGTATTCGGTCTTGCCAAAGAAGGCGCCACTACAGGCGGAACAACCGGATGGAAGAACGGATACGGAAACATCACTTCGATGGCTTCTGACGGTATCTCAACTCTTCGTAAGGAATACTTCCGCGCTTCTCGTAAGGGTAAGATGCTCGGTCCAGTTGATATTCTTCTGGCAGACGAAACTTCTTTCTCTAACTACATTGATCTTCTCGAAGATCGGATCATTGTGGAAGAAGCTGTCAAGGGCGAAGCCGGTGTCGATGATGTCACTCAAGGCGTTAAGTTCTTGAAGGCTACGATGTATATCGAAGAATTCCTCGACCCATCTGCATCCGTCTTCACAACAACCAATGCTCAAAACGGTGTGATCTACGGCCTCAAGTCTTCGACTTGGCACACATACACCTTGGGCAGCGACGACAAGATGGAAACCAAGGGTGATTTCTCAGTCCGTGGTCCTCTTCGCCGTCCTGACATGGACGCTCACCAATTCGAGTATGTGCTTTACATGGGTATGTACTGTGATTTCCTCGCCGCTAACTTCGCCGTTACCGGTGGTAACATCGCTTAGTTTAGGAGCCTAACCATGAGCGGAACCGCTTTTCCATCTACTGTTTCTCAAGTCGATACTACTGCTCGATTCCCATTGGGCTATGAAGTAACTCTGCCTGCTACCAAAAGCGGTACAGGCGGCGTCACAAACAACGCCGGTCCCCAAACTTGGGTTTATGTTTTTAATGATGAAGCCTCTGCTGCTTTTGCGGCGGGCAACATTATTTATCGTGATCCTAGCGCGACTACCCATGATTGGTATGGCGGTTTGCTTACCCCTGTCGATGTTCACCAGCCAAAGGTGCTTGTGTTGGGTGTTGCTCAACACGCTATTGCTGCTGGCTCTTATGGCTTCATCTTGCAAAAGGGCGTCGGTACAATCATGGCAGGCACAGCCGCGCTGACATTGGACACCGCCTTCACCTCTGGTGGCGCGGATAATGTTGGTAGAGCCATCGATTATGCCGATGCTGCTAACCAAGAAAATGTCGCCGTTATTGGGCATACCGCTGCTGGAATTGCTGGTGACGCCACTGGAACAGCATACATCAACTGCGGCTAAACTAAATCGGAGGGGTTGCCAATCGGCCCCGAGGGGCGTGAACAATGAACCGTGCCGACATTCGGCAAGCAATCTTTGATCAGATTGACTGGCAACCCGACAA